AATGACCTCAAAGCCAAGACTGGTAATTATACTATGGCTGGTCTAGATGCTGATGGCGAATTAATCTTTGTAACCAACAATCCTTTAAAAATTCGTTACCCAAGTAACATTAAAGATAGACCTAAGGGTGAAGAGATGAAAGAATCTGTTTCACTTGAAACACTTCGTCTTCGCAAAGTAATTCAATTGTCTGTAAATGAATCAGATGAAAAGTTAATTGATTCATTTATTGCAGAGTCTAATGTTGACATTTCATGGGCGCCAAGTAAAATAGTTAAAACATTCAATAAATTTACAAGAGAACTTTAATATGATTTCATTTTCACAATACTTGAAAGAGGGTGATTACCCTCTATATCACAAAACATTTACATCTGCTGCAAAAGCAGCATTAGACCTTGCCAAGAAAAGAGGATTTGAAGTTGATGAAGATGATTGGTTCAATCAAGTCTCAACCGGACCTAAAAAGCCAGGTAAGGGTAAGACCAATAGATATATTGTTAAAGTTACTAAGAATGGTAAAGAAACAAGGAAAAGACTAGCCTTTCAAGTCTATGGTATGGATTCTGGTAAGTATGAATTGAATGCTTATGTTGAATCGACGCAGATTCAAGAAGGTAAGGGTTCTGTGATTGATCAGATTAAAACAATTGTCTCAGATAAGCAAGCATCTAAGATCGGAGGAAAGATGATTGATATGCAGACAGCATCTGTTATCAGTCAGATTTATGATAAGGTCAGTGTTGCAACCAAGAAGAAGATGGAAAACGACAAGATTGAAAATCTTGTTAAAATTGCTCAGAGAGTGATGGCTAAAGAATCCACCGAGCTTGAAGAAGCAATCAAAGTTAAGACTCATAGAGGTATGTATTCTATGAAAAAGGGAGAAGAATCCTTAAGAAATTGGGTTGATGGAATAGTGATCATGAGTGACGCTGTAAAGAAGAATCAACGCAAAACTGTTGCACAAAATATTGTTAAAGCAATTGAAACTGGTAAAATTAAGAATGCTGATCTAACACAAGACCTTGGAACTCTTATTGGTGTTAAAGCTCCAAGCGGTATGGAAGCACCAAAATCTGTTGTAAAAGATCGAATGAAAGAACTTAAGTTACTCGAATCAACTGATAAAGATCTTGATATTAAATCTATAAAAGATTTGATTAAGAATCCATCGCCTAAAATGATTAAGCAATACGGCGGAAAAGATAAGTATATCAAGATGCTAAAATCCAAGTTGGCTAAACTTGAATCGATTAAAGAAAATATAGGTGTAGAAGATGGTCGCCGCGTCGTTGTTAAGGCTTTAACAAAACCGGCTGCATTAAGACTTCAGAAGAAATTGAGAAACAAATTCAATTCATATGATTTCAATATTGATAAATCTGGTCTTAGTATTATCGTTCCAAATGAAAAACATATCACCCGTTTCATTAATAAACAACCTGAAGTAGACACAATTGGTGAATCAGTTGATTTTGAAAAGACAAACACTTTAACAGTTGACGAGTATGATGAAGTTCAAAATTTCCAAAACTTCAATAAGAAAGATTGGCGGTTTGATAAAAAGAGCAAAACATATACCCGAAAGAAAAAAGTATAATAACTAAACACCTTACAATGGGGAATATGAACTCTTCTGAAAAAACTCGTTTAGATAGGATCGAAGAAAAGATCGATAAGATGGCAGATGCTATCATTGCTCTTGCTAGAGCAGAAGAAAAGATTACGAATCTAGACGAAACAACAAGAATTATCTTAAAGCGAATGGTTGCTCAAGAAGAGCGATTAAGGCAGGTTGAGCAACAACAAGCAGATGCTGAAGGAACATTAAAAACAGTCAAATCCATTGCTTGGACATTTATTTCAGCAATCATTACTGGTCTTGGAGCAGCATTGGTATGGATGTTAGATTTACCAGGAGATAAATAATAGTATGAATATTATAGAAAAAACATTAACCAATTTAAGTGAGAAACCTCTCACACCTTCTCAGAGAAGAGCAAGAGGTCGAATCATGAAACGTCTTGCACCAAAGATTGCACGCAAGAAGGCTATTGCTATGAAGAAGAAAGCCTCACCTGAGAAGATTCTGAAAAGAGCTGAAAAAGCTGCAAAGGAGATCATCCGTAACAAGATATTGAAAGATAAGAAATATCAAGATTTGGAAGCAGGACAGAAAGCCGTCGTTGATAAAAAAGTTGAAAAGAAGAAAGCTGCAATCAAGAAGATTGCTAAGAAGATCTTACCTAAGATCAAGAAAAAGGAAGTTGAAAGACTTAAGAGTATGAAGACTAAAAAGGAATCTAGTAAGATTCATGAAGTAGAACAACCAACACCAAAGGCTGCATATAATTTTAAAGATATTCACACAGTTGAAATATATGACGAAGATAAATAAAGATATGAAAGATTTAACAAAATTATCAAAGAAAAAACTAGAAGATCTTGGCAGAGAATACGATATCGAATTAGACCGTCGTAAATCAAAAAAGGTGTTGATCGAAGAGCTACGAGAAGTAATCAGTGAGCCTATCATTGAAGAAGAAACTGAAGAGTTAAGAGAAGTTGTTCAAGCTGAAAGTGATAAACCTCAATCCTTTCGTTCTCTAAGACAAGCTAAAAAATACGCTAAAGAAAATGGCGGAAAAGTTGTAGAAAGAGGTAGATTTTACGTTCTTTAAAATATGAAGATATTTAATGAATTAAATAATGAGAATTTTGAATTATATGCTGCAAAACACTATAGAAATACAGCATGTTTAGATATTGAGGATTTTAAAGAAGACTTAGCTAGATTTAAATATATTAATCGTCTGTTGAGGAAATATGAATCCACGGGCATAATATCTGAAAGACTTCTATTAAATCACATAATAACAATATATAATGTATTTGATATCTCAGCAGCCACTAGAATGCTATTCTATCGTGTTTCAACAAATCACTGGCCAACAATAAAGACCTTTTTGATATATTTAAATTATCTAAATCCAGAACACAAAAAAGACATTGTCACTGACTTATATGTGGCCAAGAAATTACAATCATTATAAATCATACTATGGGATTATTAAGAGGATCAGATTTTATTTATGCACTAAGATTTCTTAGACTGCTCACGATGCCATGGGAAAAGACGGATGCATTCAAGCGAGGTATTGTTGATAAAGATGGTAAGAAATTGAAAGAGCCTGAAACTGCTGATGAGAAATCAGCATACAACACATTCCATAAACTAGTCTTTAATATTAGAAGGTTGTTAGGGAAAATACCTTTAGGTAAAAGCACAATCGCCCGCTACGGCGCTGCATTATATTTGATTAAAGAGCATTGTAATATTTCAGATAAGAGACTCGCAAAGGTATTAAGTGAGATCACTGATATGGAAATAGAAGGAAACTGCATTGTTGAATCGACAGATTGGTTTCTAACCGAGGATTTAAATAAGATCCGTAAAGGAACATTCATTTTAACAAAGGATCTACCATTAAGAAATGGAGAACTTTTAGCTAAAAGTAATACAGTTGTTATGGTTGAAGAACATGAACCTATAGGAGAAGTCTTTGGTGTCAAAGTCTTTAAAGGATATCATGTGAAAACCAAGCAAAGTATATATATTACACAGGACGATATAACATTCTAGTATGAATCAGAGAAAAGAACAGATGACAACAGGAGCCGTGGCTATGACCGATAAACCATTGATGGTTAAAAAGAGAAAGTACCGCGATTTCGATGTTCCAACAGATGTTTTTAGAAGATTTCAAAGCGGAAGAAATAAGTTCGAAAGATGGGCAAAATATCTTGACTTAACTGATAGTGACCAAAAGAAGATATATGACTATGCCCGTAAAAATCGTGATGCTGTAGTGGTTCTGAGAGATTCTACCACTGGAGCTTTAAGATCGATTCGTCAAAGAGCATCAAACGATTAATACAATAAGCATCATAAATATGGTGTTTTTAATTGTATTATTATCTTTACAACCTAACCTAAATGTATATATTAGTACATAATGATATTCGAAGAACAAATTTCCCGCAAACCTGATCACTATCCTTGGACCGAAGAGTTCATTACAGCCATGCACAATGGATTTTGGACTGATAAAGAGTTCAATTTTCAGTCTGATATTCAAGATTTCAAAGTCAATTTAACAGATACAGAGAGAGATATGGTCACTCGATCTTTATCTGCTATTGGTCAGATTGAAGTAGCAGTAAAAACTTTTTGGGCTAATGTCGGTCAGAACCTTCCACACCCTTCTATTACAGATCTTGGCTATGTTATGGCTAATGTCGAAGTAATTCATAATAATGCATATGAACGTCTCCTTAATGTGCTTGGTATGGAAGATATTTTCGAAGAGAACCTTAAGCTCGATATCATTCAGAATCGTGTAAAATATCTTCGTAAATATCTTCATAAGTATTATAAGGATTCAAAGAAACAATATGTTTACTCCTTGATTCTCTTTACACTATATGTTGAGAATGTTTCCTTGTTTAGTCAGTTCTATACAATCAATTACTTTAATCGCTTTCGTAACCTATTAAAGGATACTGCTCAGCAAGTGGCATACACCTCAAAGGAGGAATTGCTTCATGCTATGGTTGGAATGAAACTCGTTAATACAATTCGTGAAGAACATCCAGAGCTGTTCGATGATGAATTTGTAGATCGTATTCGACATGAGTGTATGGAAGCATATAAGGCAGAATCAAAGATTATTGAGTGGTCGGTTAATGGTTATCAATCAGAACATCTTTCAACTCCTATTCTACAAAACTTTATTAAGAATCGATTGAATGATTCTTTAACTCAAATCGGAATCGAACCTGTATTCTCTGATGTAGATCAAGAATTATTAGATAAAACCGAGTGGTTCGATGAGGACGTTTTAGGAAATCAGATGACTGATTTTTTCTCAAAAAGACCCACAGAATATTCTAAGAAAGATAAATCATACGACGAAGACGACCTATTTTAAAGAGATATATACATTATGGAAAAATACTATTGGTTAAATGAAGACTCACGAAAGTTCTTAGAACGAGGTTACCTAACAGGTGATCAGACAGCTGAAGAAAGAATTAGTGAGATTGCAAAGGCTGCAGAAAAAGAACTCAAGATAAAGGGTTTCGCTGAGAAATTCGAAGAATATATGTCCTATGGATGGTATTCACTATCTTCTCCTATATGGGCAAACTATGGTCTTAAAAGAGGTTTACCAATCTCTTGCTTTGGTTCATATGTTGATGATACAATGGAGGCTATTCTAACAAAGCAAGCTGAAGTTGGAATGATGACTAAAATGGGTGGTGGTACATCTGGTTATTTCGGCGATCTTCGTGCAAGAGGTAAAGAAATTTCATCTGGTGGTAAATCAAATGGTCCAGTACACTTTATGGAGCTATTTGAATCAGTAACAAATGTTGTATCTCAATCAAATGTTCGTAGAGGTTCATTCGCTGCTTATATGCCAATTGAACACAAAGACATCCTTGAGTTTCTTCAAATTCGTGGTGATGGCAATCCAATCCAGCAACTATCAATCGGTGTGACAGTTTCTGATAAATGGATGAAGTCCATGATTGATGGAGATAAAGATAAACGCAAGATATGGGGTAAAGTAATTCAAAAGAGATTTGAATCTGGTTATCCTTATTTGTTCTTCTCTGATACAATGAATAAAAATGCGCCAGAGGTGTATAAAGATAAGAAGATGAAGATCCACGCTTCTAATCTTTGTTCTGAAATTGCGCTACATTCAAGTAAAGAAGAATCATTCGTTTGCAACCTATCTTCAATGAATCTACTTCATTATGATGATTGGAAAGGAACAGATGCTGTTGAAGTTCTTACATATTTTCTTGATGCTGTTATGTCCGAGTTTATCCGTAAGACCGAGAATATACCTTATATGGAAGCACCTCGTAACTTTGCACAACGACAACGTGCATTAGGTATTGGTGTTCTTGGATGGCATTCTTATTTACAGTCAAAAATGATCCCATTTGAAAGTTTTGAAGCTAAGCAACTTACTTCTGATATTTTTTCTTATATGAAGCAAGAATCTCATCAAGCTTCTGAACTTCTAGCTGAGAAATATGGTGAGCCAGAATTACTTAAAGGGTATGGTCGTCGTAATGTTACTACAATGGCAATTGCACCCACGACATCAAGCTCATTTATCCTTGGTCAAGTATCGCCAAGTGTTGAGCCCCTAAATTCAAATTACTTTGTAAAAGACTTAGCAAAGGGTAAATTCACATATAAGAATCCATACCTCGAGCGTATCCTTGATAATCATGGTAAGAATAATCGTAATGTGTGGAAAACAATCCTTACATCGGGTGGATCTGTTCAAGGCTTAGACTTCTTGACTGATGAAGAAAAAGATGTGTTTAAAACCTTTGGCGAAATCTCACAAAAAGAAGTTGTTATTCAAACCTCAATTAGGCAGAATTATATTGATCAAGCACAAAGTATTAATCTAATGATTCATCCTAAGACTCCTGTTAAAGAGGTAAATCAACTTCTAATCTTTGCTTGGGAACAGGGTGTAAAGACGTTGTACTATCATCGTGGCACAAACCCTTCTCAAGAATTATCACGTAACTTACTTAACTGCTCATCTTGCGAAGGATAATGATTAAGGAAACACAATATTGCCGCCACTGTGATTCACAATACTCTATTCAATATAGAGATCAAGATGTTGATCCAGATCTAGTTCCAATTTACTGCCCATTCTGTGGTACAGAAAATTATGGAGAGGTTGATCTAATTGATGAGGAAGAGTATGAATAAATAACTCCATGTGGAGTTATGAAGGTGAAGAGTTTACAACCGATATGATCGGTGACAATATAGGTTTTGTTTATATTGTCACCGATACCGTGAGTGGTATGAAATATATAGGGAAAAAGGGTTTTTTCTCAAAGGTAACTAAGCCACCATTAAAAGGTAAGAAACGCAAACGGAGATCAATCAAGGAATCTGACTGGAAAACCTATTGTGGCTCAAGTGAGAGTGTTAAAACTCTTGTTGAAGAGAATGGTTTAGATCATTTTGAACGAGAGATATTACATCTATGTAAGAGTAAGGGTGAAATGAGTTATACTGAAATGCGTGAACAAATCGTGAGAGATGTTCTATTGAAACCAGATGAATATTTGAATGGTTTTGTTGGTGGAAAAATCCACCGAAATCATTTGAAGAATATGTGGATTAAAGAATAAAAAGATTTGACATAGGGTGTTATTCTGATATAATCAATACTGATTCAAAATAAAAGAAATATCACAAAAATTACATAATGATTATCATCGACTATTCAGCCATTGCCATTGCCGCAATCTTCTCACAAGATCGACCTCAAGATATTGAGGAAGGTCTTATTCGTCATATGATTCTTAATCGAATTCGCACTTATAATCTTAAATTCCGTGAGAAATATGGAAAGACCGTCATTGCGTGTGATGGTGGATCGTGGCGAAAACAGGCTTATGCTCAATATAAATCTGGTCGTAAGAAGAATCGTGAAGAATCTCCACTTGATTGGAAAGAGTTTTTTCGTCTAATTAACATGGTTCGTGATGAATTGAAAGAGCATTTTCCATATCCAGTTGTATATGTTGAGAATGCAGAGGCTGATGATATCATTGCTGTTCTATCAAAATCTACTCAAGAGTTTGGTCAAAATGAGCCAGTTGTCATTGTATCAGCAGATAAGGATTTCCTTCAACTTCACCGCTATTCTAATGTTAAACAGTTCAGTCCAATGAAACGTGATTTCATTACAATTGATGATCCACTCTATTATCGATTTGAACACATCTGTAAGGGCGATAGTAGTGATGGAGTTCCAAATATTCTAAGTCCAGATAATACATTCACAGATGGTCTTCGTCAAAAGCCAATGCGTGTAAAGAAGATTCAAGAATGGTACCAAAGTAAAGACAACTTAGAATCTGTTATGGAAACAGAAACTCTGCGCAACTTCCACCGCAATCGAGAAGTCATTGATCTCGATTACATCCCACAAGAGATTGTAGAAGCCATTCATAAGGAGACTGGAGCAGAGAGTGTGAAACCAAAGAAAGACATTCTTAATTATCTTATTACTAAACGCTGCAACATGTTGGTTGAAGCAGCTGGTGATTTCCAAATTAAATAAATAATATAATGAAAACAAAGACACTACACGAAATATTCACTGAAATCCAAGAGGCACCTACACGTGCTGAACGCCAAGAAATCTTGAAGGAAAATGATTCGTTTTCACTTCGTACAATCCTTCAATTAAACTTCCATGAAGATGTTCAACTTGATCTACCAGATGGTAAGCCACCATATACTTGTGATGAAGAACCATATGGTAAACCTGAGCAAAAGATTAAGCAGCTGGGTAAGTGTGTTAAAGGCAACAGCGTGAATATGATAAAGAAAGAAAAGATTTTCATTGAAATCCTTGAAAGCTTAACCGAAGAAGATGCCAATATTGTCTGCTTGGCCAAGGATGGTAAGATTATGAAAGAATACTCACGTGTATCAGAGAGTCTTATTAAGTCTATTTTTCCAACATTCATAAAATGAGTAAGGAAGCACTGATTGAATTGGTTAATACTCTTCAACGGGAGGTATCATCTCTCAAAGGGAGACTTGAATCAATTGAAAAGAGAAATCACAAGAATGATTTAAGAAAAAAATTCTTGAAATAATTGAGATTTAATATATAATATTACATTATGAATATCTTTGCCTTATCTCCCGTACCAGAAGTTGCCGCTAAGTGGCACTGTGACAAGCACGTAGTCAAAATGATTCTTGAATCAGCACAAATGCTTTCTACTGCTCATCGTATACTCGATGGTAAAGAATCTAAAAGACCTTCAGTGTCTGGTAAGACAATGTCACGGTACTGGGAGTTGCCAGATGAAAGAGAGAATAGTTTATATAAAGCCGTTCATATGAAACATCCTTCTACTTTATGGACAATGGAATCACATATGAATTACAAGTGGCATTATCAATTATTCAAGTGCCTATGTAATGAATATACTTATCGATATGGAAAGATTCATACATCAGAAACAAAGCTCCTTGATATTCTAAAAGAAATGCCAAAGAATATTAAGAAATCATATATGACACCATTTGCCCTTGCTATGGGTTCTAATCCCGAATGTATGGATTATGATGATCGTGTCGGCTCATATCAAAAATTCTATCAAACAAAACAAGAAAGATTCTCTATGACATGGAAGAATCGAGAAACACCACATTGGTTTAAAACATTATGACATACGATTACTATTGCGATAAATGCGAAAAAACATGGGAAGAAATTCATTCCATTGCTGAACGAGACACACCAGTTGGAAAAGATTGTGGATGTGGCGAGGGTGGCAAGGTTTGTCGAGGGGTATGTGCTCCTGCACTTTCATTTCAGGGTTCTGTATCAGCCATCCGAAAAGCTGGTTCAGGTTGGAATGATGTATTAAAGGGAATTAAGAAGGCTGGCGGAAAGCAATGTAATATTGATCATTACTAAAATGAAAAGGAATCGAAAGAATATCAGAGAAAAGCGATCCAGAAATGATGAAGATACCTTTGATCGTAAGAAACGAAGAGCCAAAAAGTTTAGTAAGAATAGGAAAGGTAAGCAAGAGTTTGCTAATCAATACGAACACGAATTATATATTGATAATTATGAATACTAAATTCAAGCATAAACCAATGGAACTTGGTTATGATCTGACAGCAAAGTCCACTGTCGCAGGCAGACTCTATGAGACACCAGAAGGTGTATTCTACCCATCGGTTACTACTGTATTGGGTCATGCTACTAAGGCTGGTATCATTGCTTGGAGGAAAGCAGTGGGTGAGGAAGAGGCTAATCGTGTATCACGTCACGCTTGTGCACGTGGAAATGCTGTCCACCATACAGCAGAGAGATATATTAATAATGAGGATAATTATCTAAAAGAGGGAACAATGCCACACGTACTCCAATTATGGAATGCGATGAAAAAGGTGTTGGATGAGAAAGTTGACAATGTGATAATGCAAGAGGTGCCTCTATATTCAGATGAATTGATGTTAGCAGGAAGAGTTGACTTGATCTGTGAATTTGATGGAGTTTTATCCATTGTTGATTTCAAAACCTCTAGTAGAGTGAAGACAAGAGATCAGATATCAGGCTATTTCAAACAAGAATGTGCATATGCGATTATGTTTGAAGAAAGAACTGGAATCAAGATAGATCAATTAGTGACTGTCATGGTTGTTGATGGGTCTGATGAATCGATCACATTCATTGAGAAGAAGGACGACTGGGAAGAGCCTCTTAAGCAAACCATCTCGGAATACTATGATCATCTAAGAGAAAAAGTGAAGAATCTGTAATTGGTTCATCATCAAACACTTATGACTTTTTTAGGGCATTTACAAAGGTAATGCCCTAACTGCTTGATACTCAGAGATATAAGACCATTGACAAATCAGACAAAATAGATTATAATAGTAATATAAGATTGAGAAAGACATATTATGAAAAATACTAAAAACTGGGTTCTAAATAATGAAATCACTAATGAAGTTCCTGCTGGAACTATCATTCCTCGTCACCATGCGATTCGGATGATCAATGTGGATTCGAGGGTCGAATACTACAATGTTTTTGTGGGCGGAAAGTTCCACCACGTGGGTCTAGATGATCTTTCGGAAGTGGTTTAATACCAACGGGTTATGACTTTTGAGGTCCATTTGGATACGATTTTATAACTCGTTGATCATCAATGACTTCCACATGTTGACAAATCATGAAAAATAGGATATAATATACATATAAGATTGAGAAAGATAATTATGACAAATAAAATTACATACGAAGAATATGACATGATGTGGTTTGATCTCCGCGAAGGAAAGATCAGCGAAGAAGAGTGGAGAGCATTCTGCGATGAGCTTTTCCAGCAAGAACTTGAGCGTAACAAGGACGTAATGGTTCGCCTTAAGAATCGCTAAATAGGAACCCTGATATAATATAGATATGAGCAGATACGACACACCACACTACGCCCGATTATTCAGAGATGAAGCTAACACTGCACACGATGCCGCAGTGAAGAATAGAGACGAGAAGAAACATCTTCGTGATACTCTTACTGAGATAATGAAAGCCTTTAAGGGTGACTTAGTCTCGCAGGAGATGATTCTTGAGGTGGTTCACAAACAAGGTCACGATGGTCACCTTATTCGGAGATTGCGTAACACTCTAGAGGGTTAGAATAAGAACTCAGATATAATAATAGTATGGAAAAACAAATCAAGAGGCTCTTCTCGGTGGTAGTAGACGACTCACTCATGGATGCTGACTTTGAATATGTCCAAGCAGCTATTGCTTGCGTTCGTAAAGAGTGTGATCAAGTTGAAGAATACATGAAGGAGATGGATAGACTTGCTGATGAAGATTCTATATCTAACACTAAGGCTAGCAACCCTTGATCAAGATCTTTAAATAGGAACTCTGATATAATAATAGTATGAAAAAATTAAGCGACATATACAAAGAACAAGGAATTGATTTTACATTTCCTATCGAAATTAAAGATGCCAAGGGCAAAGTGACATACTGCGAGGCTAGTGATGGCTACTGGTGGAAGGCTGAATATGATACCAACGGGAATGAAACCTATTGGTTGCCTAGCGATGGCTATTGGT